ATCCCAACGAGGGAACAAGGGGATAGGTATAAAGGTGAGAAAAGATAATTATATTTGACACAATTTAGACACAATGTCAAGTCTCGTTAGCCTGCTTACATTGAAACGTAACATATATCTTATTTGAATTAACTAAATCAGGACCTATTTCGGCCATAGCACTTCCCGTGTTGATTGTACCGTTGGCTGCGCAATCAAACCAAGTATCAAAGGTTCCTGCGTTGTAGTCCGGTAAACAATCCCCATGGACCGCGGAACAAATTTTCATAATTAAAATATATTTCATCATTGACAATCCTACTTGATTATCCTATATTTCGTAAAAGGAAAGAATATGACAGACACAACAAAATATAGAAACGTTTCGTTATCTCACTCAACATACAAGATATTAGATACATTGTCTAAGAATTTAGATCCCGATGTGACTTTATCAATCAGTAAGACGATTGAGAAAATAGCAAACGAGAAAGTGAGGAAGTTGAATGGGAAAATATCGGACACCGTTCGCAAATAACGACGTTATACATATAATTGAACAAAACAAAGAACCAGAGCAAAAACTTTGGATCGCAGTTCTAGCCAAGGCTTTTGATGATGCCTTTTATTGTACAGATGAAAGAGCAGCATTGGAGGCTTTAAGCTGGATCAAACACGGAGGAGATTTTAATTACGTATGTCACCTCTCAGGTCGTAATGGTGGTTATGTTAAAGCAAAGATGTTAAACAAAGTTATACAGCGAGAAGCTACAATTTTAGATAAGAAACAAAAAATAAAAAAGATGGTTAACAATGTTATTATGTTGAAACAAAAGATACCTCCAAAGATAACTTACAAAAAGAAAAAACTAAGAGACTGGAAAAAAGACGATTATGAATGGTTACCTAAACAAACGCATGACTATGTCGAAAGGTAAAAGAATATGTCCCGAGTGTAAGGGTAATGGGTATATAAGAAAAAATGTATATGAAGAATGTATTCAATGTTTAAACTGTTGGTCAGAAGGAGAGATAGATGAAAAGATTTGGGCTAGGGATTTTGATCCTATTATTCCTAATGAGTTGCAGTCAACTCGAAAAGAAGATTGACAAGTGGTACTGGGATCCAATCAAAGGGGTGTTTAGGATAACGTATGGCATCAGTAAGTAAGGATTTTGCTTATCTTGCTGGTTTATTTGATGGAGAGGGTTGTATTACTTATAAACAATACCTTGAACATAGAAAAGGTAAACCCAGAGCTTACAAATATTGGAGAATAAGAATAGAAATAAATATGATAGATAGAAAAACCATAGCTTTTGTAATGAGGTCTTTTAAATGTGGAGCTTTAGATTACAGACCACCTTACCCTCATCAAAATTATGGACAGTATCGTTGGCGGTGTAGCCATCGAGACGCTTACGGTGTAGCAAAGGCCATGGTGCCCTATGCCATTACGAAAAGAGACAAACTACAAAATATTATAGATCACTATGAGCATAAAAAACAAAATAAAAATTAAAGATAAGAGTGTCTTTGATGATAAAACTGTCAGCGACGACTATAAAACTGGCGGTGCATACAAAGCTATACTTAATATGTTTGCTACACAATTAGATGATGAAAAGTTTGCAGCGCACTGTAAAAAATTTTTTAAAGGAGAAGATGAAAAAGTGGATTGATAAGTTTCATGTATGGCATCTGTATTATAGAACAGAAATAATTTGTTTTATTGCAGGGTTTTTAGTTGGAGCAATATTATTATGAAGACAATTCCTGATTTAATTAGTGATATAAAATGGTATTATAAACGGGCTATCGATAGACCTTTATCGTGGATCGAGGCTATCGGTAGTGCCATGAACGGCTACGCTTGGCGTAAGCGATGGGGAAACAGAGAGAAAGGAACAGGGTATGGAAGAACAAGACACTAATGTAAATATCTATAACTGGGGTCCTTGTCTTATGAAGTGTACGATCACGAACGAATTAAAAGAACTACTATTAAGTGAGGCCAAGGTTGGCTTTGACTACAAGGATAAGCTAGCAGGGATCATAGAGAATGAAACAGGGTACACGGATCAATCTAAAGACAAGATTCTGCCACATTTGTCTAAGTGTTTTGGTCTATACGATCAAGCCCAAGAATATTATAAACGAGAGAAGTTTAAACAAAAGCCAGAGTATATTATGTCTGCGCTCTGGATTAATTACCAAAAGCAGCACGAGTTTAATCCACCACACGATCATGATGGTGCGATATCCTTTGTGATCTATTTACAGATTCCAGATGAACTGAAGAAAGAGAACGAAGCTTATGTCGGTAAGTCCGGTGGCCCTGGTGGTATACAGTTTTTCTACGGAGATGGTACGAGAGATGCTATTACATACATGTCTCATTTCCCGAAAGAGAGAGATATGTTTATATTCCCAGCGTGGTTGAAACACTGGGTTAATCCTTTTAAGTCTGATTGTACTAGGATTAGTGTCTCGGGCAATATACATGATTCGGCTAAGATAAATAATATAAAACTAGATGATTATAAAAAAGATAATAGTAAGACTTAGAATGTGGTACGCGGATATACGCGGACATCACGGTAAGCGATGGGACTATGAGCCTGGAGATTGGTACATGGGCCGTCATCGAAAGAAAAAATGATAAAGAAAAGCGATAAATATAGCTACATAGGTGGCACAAGATTCACGGACCATGGAACACGGAACTATGATGTTGCAGGAGAGAGACTCCCATCAGTGACCACGATCCTTGGCAAAACTAAGGACGATCAATTTCTAAAGGATTGGATAAAGCGAAAAGGAAGAAAAGAAGCTGAACGAATCAAGAACCAATCAGCAACTCGGGGTACAGCTATGCACAAGTACCTGGAGAACTATGTATTAGGTAAAGGTTATGAGGATCTAACTGACTTAGGACAAGAGACGAAACGTATGGCTGAGAAGGTCATAGAGGTGGGTCTAGCTCCCGTTTCAGAATATTTCGGCTCCGAGGTCACGTTGTACTATCCGGGCCTCTACGCAGGCTCTACGGACTTAGTAGGTATCCACAACGGCAAAGAAACTGTAATTGACTTTAAACAATCTAACAGACCTAAGAAAGAGGAATGGATTGGAGATTATAAATTGCAGGCCGGAGCATATGCCATGGCTCATGATCAGGTGCACGGTTCTAAGATCCAACAATGTGTTATTATGGTATGCACTCCTGACCTATATTACCAAGAATTCAAGATTGACGGGGCTAATTTACGTAGAGCAAAACATGATTTTTTAAGAAGACTCGATCAATACCACGATATTATTAACGATGAAAAGGAGCAAGCATACTATGGCGCGTGAAATAATCTACAAAGCAATGCTTCAAAAATATGAAGCAGAAATTGCTGACGCTGATGTCAAGATTCAAATTTTACTGACCACGGCTAGAATTATCCCAGAACATATCGATATAACTGGGGAAATTGACAAGCTTTTGGGCAAAATTGAGGCAGCAGAGTCAAAGATGGCGATATTGAAGCGAAAATATGGCATAAATTAGGCAAAAAGTTCCATGCAAGTTCCATGGTTTTTGGACCTCATGGAACTTAAATAACTGGCTATATATAAGGACTTTTTAGACCAAATCACTAAAAAGTTCCACGTTCCATGAGTTTATTTTTGCCATTGTAAGAAAGTTAATTTGGTTCTACAACTGCTTATATATGAGAAAACGTAAGAAGAGATATAAACACGCCAACATTGGAAAGAAGAAGTATTACTTCTATTCTATTAAGTGGCTCGATATCACCGGGGACGCGGGGCACGCTACGCCAGAAGAGTTTGATAAGTTTGAATGCGCTAAGATGGTGACGCAAGCTTATGTTTATAGGAAAACCAAGAAGTTCTTGTGGACGTTCAGTTCTTACGATGAACAAGAAGAAGTATTCAGTGACCGTAATATATTTCCAATAGGTTGCATTATTTCTATGGAAAAAATATTAAACTAAATGATTGATTGGATAGTTAACAGCAAATATATGTGGGGCCACAAAGAGGAGGAGAAAACTATGGACGATCATAAAAATAAAATCGAAGAGCTAGAAGATAAAATTGAGAAGTTAGAGAATGATATTGCTAACATCAAAGATGTCTTGGAAGTTCAAGATGAGCCAGAAATGGACGAAGATGAGGATCTTGAAGACGAAGATAACAATTAATCTTTTTTACCACCCTCGATCTTTTTTGGGTCGGGGGTGACATCTATAATCTGTGAGTAATCATCTTCTATCTTTTTCATTCGAGCTTCTAATTCCTCTAACGACATATCGTCTAACTTACCCGTCTTAATAATTTTTCTATCTATATATAATCCTGCGGCCTTACCTCTGTTTGTTTCTGCATTCACTGCTGATGAGAAGCTTCCCTTTTTCAAAGCTGCTTCTTTTATTCTTGATAATTCAGCTACATGGTTTTCGTAGTTAACCTCAAATTTTTTAAGTCTTTCTTGTTTTAATTTATCTACATACTGAACTACAAGTGGTGATAGTCTTGGATTCAATAACTCTGACCCCTCTGACCGAGCTCTCTTCTCGCTGTAGCCTGCAAGTTTTGCCGCTTCCGTTTGAGATACTGGCCCGTCAG